GTACCTCGACGGTGCGGCTTCTGCTTATGGCACCTCGGGCACGGCGATCACCAACGGCATCCACACGATTGCTACGCAAACGGCTACGACCGCGATTTCCTACAACGACATTGCGACTGCGGCTTCAAAGCTGCCCGGTCAATACTGGTCGCTTCCCGGCACGGCATGGCACATTGCGCCTGCGACCATTGAACTGCTGCGCGAACTCAAAGACACCAACAACCTTCCCATCTTCCTCGAAACGGGTGACGATGACGGTGGTGCCGTGGCGCACATCTTCGGTTGGCCGGTGATTCCGAATCCTTACCTGTCGGCAACGTACCCGATCTACCTTGCCAATTGGCCGCGCTTCCTGACGATCTGCGACCACACCGAATTCAGCATTCAAATGATGGAACAGACGCTGCCCGGTTTCGTGACCATGTACGCTGAAAAGCGCGTGGTAAGTTCCGTGCGCGACTGCTTTGCCGGGGTGCGGATCAAGCTCTAAGGGGTTGTCATGTCAGTCAACAACTATCTGACGTATGGCGGGCCTGCCCTTGCGCCGACCCGCAACCCCTTTAATTACGCGAAGTTTGAGCAGATCAACCGCGACAACGTGACGCCTTGGCTCACGCTTGAGGAAATCACGCAACAGCTAAACCTGTTCAACGACGAGTCTCAAGACACCTACCTGTCGATGCTTGAGGTTGCGACCCGTCAGGCAATCGAGGACTTGATTGGTCTGCCGATCATGCCGATCAGCTATCGGGTGTACTACAACGCAAGCAGTCTGTACGGTGTTCCGTTGTCGCTTGATCTTCCCGAAGTCAGCCCCGGCAACATGAGCAGCGTAGGATGCGCCCCGAACAACAACGGGGTGACCATCAACAAGGTCGGGTATTGGAACGACGACACGCCTTCGGTCTTTACGGCGCTCACGAGCAGTCAGTATATGTACGACAACTCGGGTAACAAGGTGATCTTGTCTGACCTCCCGAGCGACCTCAACGTGTTTATGACCTCTCCGGTGGTCTGCGAATACACGGTGCAGCCTAGCCCCTTGGCGGCGTATCCCGTGATCAAGCAAGCCGGTCTGCTGCTCTTGACTCACCTCTACAACAACCGCAGCAACAGCACCGAGGGAATGCTTCGTGACATTCCGTTTGGTGTGAATGCCTTGCTTCGTCCCTATCGCCCACTGGTGATGTAAATGGCAATTGCACGGTTTGAGAACATCGCGGTGAACAATCTGACTTTCGGCAAGTCGGATTTCGGCGAGCAATCGACCACTCAAACCAAGTGGTTCGATACCCGTGCGCGTGTTTCAGACGTGTCCAACAGTCTTCGCATCTCCGAGAAGTACCGTCTTTATCAAGACATCGTGCAGTTAACGCTGAACTACACGCCCAACACCAAGCTGATGGTGGATCGTCAAGACTTGTATTCGATCACTTGGCGCGGGCACGAGTGGCGCATCAGTGACTGCCGAGAGGCTAACGACCGCATGAGCATCACCTTCATGTGCTATCGCAACGATCCTGTGGCGGCGGTTTGATATGGCACAGAGCAATCCCGTCGTCTACGGCAAGGCAATCCAAGCGGCGCTGCAATCTGTCGTCACGCCTGTCCCTGTCTATGCGGCGTTCAACCGGAACTTTGCGACTCAACCCAAGTTTGTGACTTGGTTCCTGCGAAACATCCATCAGGATGTCTACACGGGTCAGAACCAAAACAACAAAGGTATTGATCGGCCAATCTTTCAGGTCAGCATCTTCACGCAAGTGATTGAAGATGGTTTCACAATTTCCAATCAAATCCTACAATCCTTGCATGGCTACAGCGGTTTGTTTGGGGGTTCACCAAACGGCATCTATGTGTCCAAGGTTGATGTGATGTGGCTCTATAACTCGTATGACAACGAAGAAAAACTCGCGCAGATTTTTCTAGATTGTCAGCTTGACATTCCAACATAAGACAATCGCATAACCCTGATTTCTTGGAAAGGAAAGAAAAATGGCTCTCCCGAATAAAGTGTTGCCCGGTTTTAGTGCTGCTTTGTGGGCACAGTCCGGCGCTACCCCGACTCCCTTCTCGACCGCTAACCTCGCCACTTGGACTGCCCAAGTGCAAGATATTGTCGGCACCTCTGCCGGTGGTCTTGGCACCGAGGGTCTGCAACTGAACGTTGAGGCTGTCCCGGCCTTCGGTCAAGATGATGCAATGGCTAACTTCTCGGTTGCCGGTTCGCGTCAGTCTGACAAGATTCCGACCCAATCTGCCCCGACCTCTCTGACGGTCACCGCAGCTTGGAACCCCTCGGATGCCGGTCTGCTGCTGATGCGTGCTGACGCCGCCAACGGCACGATTGACCGCACCTTCGTTGTCTCTGCTTATGACGGCACGAACGTGGTTGCCTATGCTTTCAACGGTCGCGTGAGTCAGTTCCAAATTGACGCACAACCCGGCGCGGAAGCTAAGTGCATCTTCACGATCCACCCGCGTGGCAATCAGTACGGTTGGTCAAACAACACCTAAGACATGACCACGACAATACAAAACACGAATGACCTTCTTTCCTTTCTTGTGACCCAAGCCGAGTCCCGCAAGGACTGGTTTGGGTTCACACAACAAAGGATGACGGCGATTTCGTTAGCGCACGAGATTGCTGCGCGTCATGCCAACACGATGACTCCCGAAGAAGTCGTCGAGTACGCCATCGCAATCAACACGCAAATCTTCCACAAGATCATTAAGCCACAGTAGGTCATCATGGCAGGCTTCACATTTAAAGTTGAAGGTCTGTCTGATGTAATCGGCGCTTTCAATGAGCTTGCCGAAGAGATTGGCGACAAGAAAGCACGAAGCCGGGTGCTGATACCGGCCATGCGTAAAGCGATGCAGCCGGTCTTGGCAGACGCCAAAGCTACGGCTCCGGTCGATACGGGTGCGCTTGCCAAGCATCTTCAGGTCGAGGCGCGTAGGCCAAACCGCAGGGATCAACGCTCAAAGTACGTCGATCCTAACGATGCGGTGATTGCGGCGGTCACGACCAAGGCATTCCCCAAGAAGCTGCGGGCGCAGTTCAGGGAACAAAACAAATCGCTTTTGGAAAGCAACCCATCGGCTTACCAAAAGAAGTTCAAGAAGTTCGCCATCTCGCAGGGCTTCCCCTACGATGCTCGTGCGGTGGCGCAAGAATTTGGATCGGCTAGGAACCCTGCTCACCCGTTCCTACGACCCGCGTTAGAAAATAACGCAAGCCAAGTTGCCAACAACTTGGGCAAGACATTGGGTGAGCAAATCACAAGATACCGTACGAGGACGAAAAGATGAGCAAGATTGCAGCGGCTCTTGGTGAGTCATACCAAGCCAAGCGGGAAGAACTCCGCATTCGCAAGTTTGAACTTGGAGGCCACACCTTCAAGGTTAGGGTTCCGGTCGTCGCTGAGACTGATGCCATTTTCAAGCGCATCAACGAACCCGACGAAGCCAAGATTCAAGAACTCTTTGAAAAGCTGTCAAAGCCAATTCTTGAATTTAAGGACGACGCCGAAAAGACCGGCTTCGAATTCACTGACGATGACATTCTGATTGAGGGCAAATCGACCCGGCAGACTGTCCGAACCCAAGTGATGACGCAAACGCGCATCACAGAATTCATCAAGCTGCTTGTCCCTGTAGAGGGCACGATGGCAGACATCACCTACGAGGACATCGAAGCGGAATTCCCGATGTCCACGCAGCTTGCCCTAATTGAGAAGATTGCCGAAGTCATCTCCCCGAACTACCGGGAATCGCGGGGAAACTGACACGCTCGTTGAAGAAACAGGTAGAGGCGGCAATGATCTTCAACGGGCACACACAAGACTCAATTGCTGCTATCGACCACGATGTGATGGGCGATATACAAACCATGTATGCCGACGGGATGCTTGGCAATCACAACGTCATCTACCTGTTGGGGTCGCTTGTCTCGGGCGTCTTTAACTACATGAGATCATCCAATGCGCCGCCGTTTTCGCTTGAGAAAGTTCTTGGCCCCGCATACGATTACATCTATCCCCCGCTAACCGAGGAACAGAAGAAGGCTCAAGCCAACGAGCAGCTTCTGACCTTTATGACGATGGCACCGGGCTTCAATAAAGAAAGGTTCAAACGTGGCTAACATGATTGCACGCTTGGGCGTACTGCTCGGGCTAAACACCGCTGAATTCAATCAGGGGCTTGCCGAGTCAGGTAAGAAGCTCGACGCATTCGTCAACACGACGAAGAACATGGCAACGGTGGCGACAGCGGCATTCGCGGCCATGACCACCAAAGCGATGTTGTTTGCCGACGAAATCGCTGATGTGGCAGCGGCTAATGATGTGGCGATTGATACCGTCATCAAGCTACAGAATGCCCTAGCCAACTCAGGCGGCAAAGCCGAAGACGCGGGGAAGATGTTTGCTTCGTTCACGAACTATGTGGACAAGGCAGCAGAGGGATCATTTGAGGCGCAGAAGAACTTTGCCAAGATTGGCATTTCTCTCAAAGACCTCGAAACCCTGACAAGTCAGCAGCTTTTCCTAAAGACGATTCAAGGTCTTTCTGAGATTGAAGACCCGCTGACACGCTCCGCTAAGGCAATGGAGTTGCTCGGCAAGGCAGCAAAGGGTGTTGACTTTACGGGCGTTGCCGAAGGCATGAAGGGTGCCAACAGCATCACCGAAAGACAAGCAAATGCGATCAAGTTGCTTGCTGATTTCTACGACAGATTGGGTCAGGCAAGCCGCGACTTGACTTTGAACTTTGTTGATTTCCTTGAGCCTGCGCTGAGAAAGATCAACGAAAGACTTGAGGACATAAGCAAGCACGCCAAGTCGGGCACGCTTATTCAAGGTTTCTTTGCGACCCTTGCTGATGACTTCAAGACGGCGC